GGGTGTACTTTAACTTTTGCTCAACACGATTGACAAGATTGCTCGACTTTATTGGTCGGCCCTCTTTTTCTTTCTGTTGGCTCTACTTCTGGCGTTTCGTTTTGTCTGTCTTTGTGTTCGGTTCCATCATCTACAAAGGTATTAACCATTTTCATCTTTGTGGGTTTAGCTCCAGTTTTACTTTCTTTCATCGTGAAATCATCAACCACATTTTGCCCGTCTTGACCACGCCCTTTAGTCTCTTCTTTTTCGCCTTCTTCCAAAAGACTAGCCGCTAGCTCTTGTTTTTGCGAGGGGGTAAGAAGTTCCAACATCTTTTGCACCAAATCATCACTCATTGTTTTCTCCTAGCTAGGTTATTTAATATCTCTGCCATTTTTTGTATTCTATCTGATTTACCGCTCAATAACGAAACTCTAGCTTCCGCGTGATTCTTAACTTTAAGTATGTCGGCAGCTAGGGGGTTTTCTTTAATTGCGGAATAATACTTCTCTTGCCATTTAGTGTATTGGGTTCCGTAGTTTTGCATCGTTGTAGATATTATATACCAAATACTCGAATCTGCCCAGTCTAAAACAATTTTTTCTTTCACCTTCACAGATTCTATATACTCTCCGTAGGCGTATAGTTCATAGGCTTGGGATAGGCACTCTTCTCCTGTCATTGTTTTGATATCGTCGGAGTTCATATTTAGGATTTGATCTACATTTTCATTTTCTTCTATTTCGACTAGGTTTTTACACGATTTCCATGTCTCAATAGCCGATAGAAACTCACTCAATCTTTTTTCGCCACTCATCCAAGTCCTCGTTATAATTTAGCTCTACTATCCTAATGTCGTTTATATTACACCATTCTATTTTTTCTCTATCCCTTGCCTGCGCCTTATAGAACTTTAACTTGTTCTTAAAGAAAAATTTATTGAACTTATAATGCTGCTCCCCGTGGACTTCTACTATTAGATTTCTATTTGGCACAAACATATCGGCACGAAGTATCCCACCCCCATCTTGAGTACGACTACCCGCAAGCGACACTTCTTCCAAGATTATATCATGCGGAAACATTTCTTCAATAAGTTTTTTAGCTTTTTTATGTAATTCAGACCTATTGTCACCCTTTGATTGATTATAAGATGGATTCCACTTATATTCTTTTCCGTCTAGCCCTATTATTTTCACTTGAGCATTTCCTTTATGGAAGACTCTAAATATTTAATGAGATCGTTTCCTGTAAGGAAGCTATACAATTTATCCTGACCCTGAAACTTAAAGGCTGTAGATAGCTTTTCTTTGTCTTCTACGTCTAGCTCTGGGTCAATCTTCTTTGCTTCTTCTGGAAGGTTTTGCATAAAGGAACAGGTGTACCAAGAGCCTCCTTTTTGAATTAGTCCCAAATCACATGAGAGAACTATAGCCTCCTGAGCCTTGTCTATCCCCTTGCCAAATCTAATGTAGCTCCTTACATTGTCGTGATGAAGCCCCATTGAAGAATGAAGAATATTCCAATTAATAATTTGTCCTATCTTTTCCCCCTCCGAATTCTCCCAAGCTGTCACTCCCGGCTTTCCCTCGCCGCCATAACCAATTTCTAATCTTGTATCTGCCTGATACTGAATCTTGATGCCACCGTCTGAAAGTTTTGCCTTTCCCTTTCCAGCCGTGTTAGCAATAAAGTGGGTGATTCCAATAATCAACCCTCTTTGATTTGGTAGAATTTGTCCAACTTTCTTGGTGAAAATGCTAAGTATCTTAGGCAACCCCGCTCTGGTGGGAGAGAAGTCTCCTATAAGCTCTTTCTCTGCGATCAGGGAAGATATTGAGTCTATGATTAGAACAGCACCGTGGTTATTTGGGTGCGTCAGAAGCTTATATGCTATATCCAAGAAATGCTCTGCCGGAAGTGGCTTATCTATTGGCCCAATAACCTGCATCTTCTTTGGATCTAGGTCGCCAACTTCAAAATTCATTGAATTTAGTCTACCCTCTACATCTAGATAGATGATGGGACGGCCCTCTTTCTGGCAGTTTGCCGCTATCTGCATGGCTGTTGTAGTCTTTCCTGATTTTGGATCACCTGTCAGGGTTAGCCAGCAACCTTCTCTAATTCCTCCACCAAGAGCTAGGTCTATAGCAGGACTTATAGATATTATCTTATAATCCCGCTTATCTTTTAGTACGTCCATTCCAGAGCTTATAACATCTCCATATTGCTTTTCTATATCTGCGTAAATAGAATCTTTTTTTACAGCCTTAGCCTTCTTCGCCATTATTATTCCTGAGTTTTGAGAGTAGTGTTTTCTTTTTCTTTCTTACCTTGGGTTTATATTCTGTGCTTTCAGACACTTCTATAACCTTCTTTGGTTTTTCTTTTTCTATTATTAATTCTTGTTGTCTTTTAGCTACACCCTCTTCTACAAACTTGGTAATTAAAACGAATTTTTTTGAATTATGAAGAAAGCCCAAAGAGTAAACGTTTTTACCTCTTGAGCTATTTAAATAAGACACCAAAGACCGTTCTCCATATTTGCTAATCAGCTTATGCGCAATTCTGATTTGTGTTTGATATTCTTCTTTTTGTGACTTGTTCCAAAATTTGAATTCAAGACTGCCTTTGTTTTCTCTTTCTCTTCTTCTTAGACACACTAACTCTGCGCAGTACTGGGCAGTATCACAGGGTTGCCCCGTCGAGATACTTTTGTACTTCTGGATGTTGGGGTTTTTCTGATTCATTTTTGAATATCATGTATTTTATATTATCTTCTGTAATAGACCTGACCGATTCAGCCTTTTCAAATTCATTGTAGGGCCAAGTGTACTTTGCGACATCTATAGCAGAGCAGTCGTCTCTCAGTAAACAAACAGTCAAAGTCTGAAAAGAAGTCGAATGACTACCATCCATAGCTTGATCTTTTGCTATTCCTCTCATTACAGCAAGACCATCTAAGCCATTAGGGTCGTCAAAAAAAACCTTGGTTGGCGCGCCAAACATATGTAGCTCAACCTTGGTCGGAAACACGTTGTTTTCTTTACAGTGATTTATAAGTCTGGTCCAAGGGTTTTTCATCCCCGGCCTATCATAATCACCATAAACCCTAGTGCCATCAGATAGGGTTGTAATCCAGCTAATCATTAATTGGTCAACTATTAATGACCGCATATAGCCATCCCTCTGCTTGCAAATCATATTAATCCTCTTTTATTTTATGAATTATTCCTGTGTACCTTTTGGGGGTAGTTGGTCTTTTCCTAGACTCATCGGAGGCGGCGGAAGCCGCTTCTGTCATAATTGTAGCAACCTTATTGGAATCCCTAACATATAGAGAGGAAGAATCTGCGATGGATTTATCGGTTGTTTTTACATCATCCTTAGATCCTAGCGATGTAATGTATTTATCGACAATGTGTACAGATCTATCCATCTTATCCGCCATAATAGTGGCGGTCATTTTTTCATGATTTTCTTGAACGTAAGTTTTTTCTTGTTTTGAAAGTGGACCTTTCTTCATATTACTTCTCCATAACGAGTCTTCTGGCTCTTGTAAAATATAAGTTATTTCTGGTTTTTAGATACTTCATATAGAAATCAAAAGACTTCTTGCAGACCTTTCTAAACCCCCTTGTAGCAATCGTGGATCTTGAGATCCTGTGATTATGCGGATCTATTATTTCCGCTCTATCGTATAGGATATAATACGATTCTGATTTGTCAACCCTGTAAAGTGAAGCAAATGCATCTTTTTCATTAGACTCTTCTCCGGTTTTTCCAAAGTATAATCTCTCGACATTCTCTGGATCTGGGATATCTAATTCTGATAAATCTTCATTTTCCCACCTAGCCATTTAATTTCTCCAGTTTTTGCTTTAGGGTTTTTATACAATCAGCCTCGGAGCTTCCAGACAGGCATATCTGAGCCTTGTTTGAAATTCCATATTTGGCAAGTAATCTATTGCCCATCACCTGATGATCTAAACTTCCGTCATTATTCATTTTTCTTATATCTATCTTCATGGTTATAGTAATGTGATGTGGACAATCTCTTCTTTTTGTTTCGGTCTCTTGGACCTCGAATTCGTTAATTTTAATCTCCTTCTTTTATCCATTTAAGCTTTTCTACAGGCGTCATAGAGTTTACTTTTCTATTTAGATTTCTCCTCTGTTGGGCATCACTGTTGTTTTTAGGCTTATCTTTATCGTGTTTTTCTTGTTTTTCGTAATGGCCCATTTTAGACGTATTCCTGTCAGCTAATTGCCCTATGGTGTTTGGCTCACCCCTTACTGAGATGGATGGAGCATTTATAAAAACCTTTCTTAAAGTTTTCTCGTTACAGCAGGGGCATTCTATAATAGACGCAGCGTCGTAAGCCTGTCTAACTTCATCGTAGTATTTACATTTCTTGCATTCAAAGTCATAAAGCGGCATATGAGCCTCCTGTTTGGTTACTGACTCTATATTCTAGGAGGATGTTCATCATATTACACGCTAATTCTCCATAGCTGTTAATATTCTACC